AAGAAGTCCTTTGCTCCATCTACAATTGCATACCAACATGGACAGTGCCCTAGATACTGGTTCCTAGCATTTAATGGTGTTATTTTTGATGACTATACAGATGCATACGGTGCTGCCAACATGAGTTCTGGAACCATGGGACACGATAGAATTCAAAAGGCTATGTTAAATTCTGGAGTTGGTATTCCATATGTTAACGATAAGGGCGAAGTAACTACAGAGTTTAAGGTAATTTATAATGATCCACCAATTTTTGGTTACGGAGACGTAATGCTTAATTGGGAAGGAGAAGAAATCCTTGGTGAAATCAAGACAATGATGAACGAGGGTTTTGAGTACCGCAAGAAAACAAATAAGCCTAAGACTGGTCACCTAGTTCAGTTGCTTATTTACATGAAGATATTTGGTAAATCTAAGGGTGCCCTAATTTATGAGAACAAGAATACTCACGACCTTATGATTATTCCTATTCAGGTTAATGATAACTATCGTCAATGGGTTGAGGGTGCATTTAGTTGGATGCGTGAAGTTCGTCAGGCTTGGGTAGACAAGACACTACCAACTAAGAACTATCGTGGTAACTCAAAGATATGTAAGACATGCCCAGTAAAGGCAGCGTGTGAAGAGGCTGGCACGGGAACTATAAAGATCGCTTCTCTGGAGGACTTGAGTGAAACTATGTAGTAGATGTGAAGCATACTTTTCTCCAAAAGTAAGTTATCAGGTATATTGCAGCGAAACTTGTAGAGAAGAGGCTACAAGAGAAAAAATTGCTGAAAGATATCAAGCAACAAAAAGACAAAAAAGAATCGGAAAGGTTCGTAAATGTCTTGGCGGTTGTGATACATCTCTATCTATTTATAATGATTCAGGGTTTTGTGCAAATTGTAATGTTAGTTCAAAGCAAGTAGCAAAAATGTTAAAAGAGTTGAAGGGGTTCATAGAATATGAACAAGAGTAAGTGGGGAGTTCCCATGATGCCAGAGACTATTTGTGCTATAGATGCTAGTACAAACAATCTTGCCTTTGCTTTATTTAATACAAAATCTAAAGAACTAGGCTTTATAGGAAAGATACAGTTTGAAGGCAATGATATATACGAAAAGGTTTTAAATGCTGGTGACAGAGTTAAGGCTGTCTTTGATCACTATGGTGGTTTTGAGGCAATCATAATTGAGCACACTGTATTTATGAATAGCCCTAAAACTGCTGCAGACTTGGCGCTAGTTCAGGGTGCTATATTAGGTGCAGCAGGTCAGACTGGAACACAAGTTGTTGGGAAAGTTTCTCCTATTACATGGCAAAACTTTATTGGTAATAAAAAAATATCTAAGGAAGAGCAGTTGGTTATTCGTTCTGCTAACCCTGGCAAATCTGTATCGTGGTATAAGTCGTATGAAAGAAACCTTAGAAAAGAAAGAACGATTAAGTTTATTAATACTATTTATGATAGGCAAATCGAAGATAACGATGTAGCCGATGCCTGTGGTATTGGTCACTGGGCTCTAAGTAACTGGACAAAGGCAATAGGGGTTGACAAATAGGACTATGACTGGTAAACTATATACAAGCGAAGTTTGGCTACGCAAGCGGTATTTAATGGACAAGAAGAGTCCAGAAGATATTGCTAAGGAGTGTGGGGCAAGCGTAGAGACTATCTATGTTTACCTTGCTAAATTTGGATTAAGGAAGTCAAGACGATGAATAAATTACAAAAGGTAGTTATTGGTTTAGGAGTTGCTGGTGCAGTAGGATTAACCTATGTTGTTACAGCACTAAGAGGTTTGCCAGAAGTATTTGATTGGGAAGACGATGAGTGAAAATCTTAATATAACAGTAGATCAGGTTAACCACCCAACACACTACACAACAGATCCTTCTGGGGTAGAGTGTATTCAGATTACACGCCATAGAAATTTTAATATTGGAAACGCATTTAAATATTTATGGAGAGCAGGAATTAAAGATGAGGCAAAAACTATTCAGGATTTAGAGAAAGCAATCTTCTACATTAAAGATGAAATAAATAGACTAGAGGGAAAGTATGTCAACTGAAGAGGATATAGTTAAACACCTTGATCAAGTTAACACCGTTGTAAGTGAATACCTTAAGGGTAATGACCCCACCATAATTTCAAAAGAGTTAGACATTCCACGAACCCGTGTTGTTACACTTATCAATGAGTGGAAGGCTATGGCTTCTGACAATGCTGCGATTCGTGCTAGAGCAAAAGAAGCATTGGTTGGAGCAGACACACACTACACCAAACTTATTTCAAAATCTTATGAAGTTATTGATGAAGCGACTATGACTAATAATCTTAGCGCAAAGACTGCTGCAATTAAACTCGTTATGGATATTGAGTCTAAAAGAATTGACATGCTTCAGAAGGCTGGACTTTTAGAAAACAAAGAACTTGCAGAAGAGGTAGTTGAGATTGAGCGCCGTCAAGAAGTCCTTGTTGGTATATTAAGAGACATCGCTTCAGAGCATCCAGAGGTTCGTGACATAATTATGCAACGCTTGTCTGCAATTGCACGAGAGGGAGAAGTGATTACAGTTGTCCACGATGTTCAATGAGTTCCTTGAAGTACTTAAGGAAAATCATTTTATAGAAACTCCTGTAGATGCAAAGACATTTGTAGAGTCTCCAGACTATCTTGGACAGCCACCATTATCCGATATTCAATATCAAATTGTAGAAGCAATGAGTCAGATATACAAGAAAGAAGACCTTCAAACTTTGATGGGGGATGTTGCTGGAGAAGCATATTATAGGAAATTTACAAAGAATGAAATCATCTTGCAACTTGGTAAGGGTAGCGGTAAAGACTTTGTATCTACCGTAGCATGTGCATATGTAGTATATAAGTTGCTATGCCTAAAGGATCCCGCTGTTTATTATGGCAAGCCAGCAGGAGATGCTATTGATATTATTAACGTTGCTATTAACGCTCAGCAGGCTAAGAATGTTTTCTTTAAAGGTTTTAAATCTAAGATTGAAAGATCACCATGGTTTGCGGGTAAATATAATCCAAAAGCAGACTCAATTGATTTCGATAAGTCTGTAACAGTTTACTCTGGTCACTCAGAGCGTGAATCACATGAGGGTTTAAACCTATTTATGGCGGTACTTGATGAGATCTCTGGCTTTGCTTCTGAGGTTGGTACTGGTAATGAACAGGGCAAGACTGCAGAAAACATTTACAAAGCATTCCGTGGTACTGTAGATTCTCGTTTCCCTGATCTTGGTAAGGTGGCATTGCTATCATTCCCAAGATATCAGGGTGACTTTATATCTCAAAAATATGAGTCAGTAATTGCAGAAAAAGAAACTATAGAGCGCAAGCATACATTCATTATCAATGAAGACTTGCCACATGAAGATCCAGGAAATAGGTTTGAAATTTCGTGGGATGAAGACACAATCATCTCATACAAGATACCAAGAGTCCTAGCATTTAAAAGACCTACATGGGAAGTAAACCCAACCCGCAAGATTGATGACTTCAAGATTGCATTTTATACAGACCTTGGTGATGCGATGATGCGTTTTGCATGTATGCCAACCTATGCATCAGATGCCTTCTTTAAAGATAAAACAAAACTAGAAAAGGTAATGACAATCAGAAACCCTCTAGATCAATTTAGAAGGTTTGATGAGTCATTTAAACCAGACCCAGACAAGACATACTATATCCACGCAGACCTTGCACAGAAGCACGATAAGTGTGCTGTTGCTATTGCTCATGTAGATAAATGGGTTAACATTCAGGTAATCAAAGACTATGAACAGGTAGCCCCAATGGTTATCGTTGATGCTGTTGCTTGGTGGGAACCAAAGTCTGAAGGTCCAGTCAACCTTTCGGAAGTTAAACAGTGGATTATGAATTTGCGTAGACAGGGATTTAATATCGGCATGGTTTCTTTTGACCGATGGCAGTCATTTGATATTCAGAATGAGTTGCAGGCAGTTGGAATTAGAACTGAGACTGTCTCTGTTGCAAAAAAACACTACGAAGATTTAGCAATGATGATCTATGAAGAGCGTGTAGCAATTCCTATGATTCCATTACTGCTAGAAGAAATGTCTGAGTTAAAGATTATGAAGGGCAATCGTGTTGATCACCCCCGTAAAAAATCTAAAGACTTAGCAGATGCTGTATCTGGTGCTGTGTTTGGGGCTATATCACATACCCCAAAGACTACTAATACAGTTATTGAAGTACATACTTGGTCTGCCTCTGCTGCTCAACTTGCACAGAAAAAGAGAAGTATGATAGAATTAGAACCTAGGCAAATGACGGATGATGTGCGTGATTTCCTGGACAAATTCAATTTATTATAAAAACAAGGAGAAAGATGAATTCATTTAAGAAAATTGCCCTAGGTCTTGCTGCAGCGATGACCTTTGGCGTTATTTCAGCACTTCCGACAAGTGCTGCTGTAATCGCACCAACACTAACGATTGACTCTGCTACAGATGCAATCACCGCTGGTGAGACTGCTACAGCAGTAGTTACATTGTCATTTATTTCGGAAACAGCAGCAGACACAGCAACTGTGCTATCTGCTATTTTCACACAGCCTTCAGGCTCAAACAAGTCAGCAACACTATCATTGCTTGAAACAACAACCTCTACAGTTGCAATTGCAGCAGGTTCACTTTCAGCAGATGTTAATTCAACAGTTGGTACACCAGGATATGTAACTGCAAAGTTTACAGTTTCATTGGTTGCTCCATCAGTTGCTGGTACATATGAAGCACGTATTCTAACAACTCGTCCAGCAACAGGTCCATCAGTTGCATGGACAGTAACAGTTAAGGCAGCAGATATTACACCTTCTGCAGCAACAACAACTTCAGTCCTTAATGCAGGAGAAGTTACAACTGCAACAGCAGATGCATCAGTGTTTGCACCAAAGGCTACATCAGCAGATGCAGCAGCAGTAATTGTTGTTACACCTAAGAATGCAGCAGGCGGATCAGCAACAGAGTCAATTCTTGCAACAGTTTCAGGAACAGGTTTGATTGGTTATGGCACAAATGCTACAGCCATCTCTGCTCTTGGTCGTGCATTGGTAATCCCTACAGGAAATCACATTGGTGTATTTGCTGACGGTACAGCAGGAGTTGGAACAATTACTCTTACAACACTTACAGGTACAGTTCTTGCAACAGAGCAGGTAACATTCTATGGTGATATCGCAACAATCGTTGCAACTCCAGTTAAGTCTGTTATCGCAGTTGGTGCAAATGTAACTACTGTAAAGGCAGTTGCTAAGGATGCATCTGGTGTAACAGTTGGAGCAGGAACACTTTATGCTAACTCATCCGATGTTACAACAGTATCTGATTCAGGTACAGCAGCAACAATCGTAAACGGTGAAGCAGTATTTACACTTACAGGTGTCAAGGCTGGCGGAGTTGCAGTTACAGTTAGAAATGCAGCAGGAACAATTGTATCTGCTCCAGTTTCTACTCGTGTAGAGGCAGCAGCAGCATCAGTCAAGTTGTCATTTGATAAGGCTGAGTATCTTCCAGGAGAAGCAGCAACTATCAAGGTTCAGGTTCTTGATCTAGCAGGCCTACCAGTATCTGGTAAGACACATGCTAACGCATTTGCAACAGGTGGAATTAATTCTACTTATGCATTTGGTTCAGGTTCAGATGTTCTTACAGCAACATCAATTACAACTGATACAGAAACTGTTAAGTCTTACAAGGTATTTATGCCATTGACAGAAAACACAGTAACTATCTCAGCAATTGGTGGATCATCTCTACCATTGGGCGGACAGGTTTTGGTTTCAGCATCAGCAGTTGTTTCAAACACTGCTGCAAAGGCTGCTACAAAGGCTTCCGAAGATGCTGCAAAGGATGCTAACGCAGCAACTGATGCTGCTCTTGAGGCAGTAAAGGCAGCAGATGCTGCAACACTTGCAGCAGAAAATGCTTCTGCAGCAGTTGCAGCACTTACAAAGTCTGTTAACACAGCACTTGCAAACCTCAAGAAGCAGATCACAGCGTTGACTGCTCTTGTGAACAAGATTCTTAAGAAGTAACTCTTAATAGTCCAACAATTAGGGGAGTCTAGCAATAGGCTCCCTTTTTTGTGCTATAAAATGATATAATAGGGTAATAAAACATCTTCGAAAGGATGGCCCTCTATTAGAAATATCCTACTAAAAAGTGGGTTGGTTGCTTTTTTGGTGGGTATTTGGCTAATCATTAGCCCTGCAGAAATTGCTAATGCCACAGAGGAAATAACATCTCAGGTATCATCATCGGATACAGTAACAGCAACTATTTCATCAGGATCTACAATAACAATTGAAAGCGCAACAGCCACTATAGAGGTAGCCCAGACTACAATTTCTCAGGCTGAAACTGCAACGGCAGTCATACAGACCCAAGCAACAGCCATTACAAGCCCTACAGAGACCATTACAGCCACTATCACACAGGCACAGGACTCTATCATACAGGCACAGACAGTAGTAGATAGTGCTACTGTGGCTGTCAATAATGTTACTTCTGCTCAGAATTCCCTGGCTCAAGCGGTAGAAACTCAGACTGTCAGATCACAGGCGGTAGCCACAGAGTCAGCAACAGTATTAACACTAACAGATAGCATGACAGTTCTTAGTAGTCAGATAGATAGTCAAACAGCAATAGTAACTTCTGATAGTGCAACGGTGCTTGCTCGTCAAGGCGATGTTACATTAGTTCAAAACCAAATTAGACTTCAAAATGCTGGAAATCCACAAACAACTGATCTTCCAAAAGACGATGACTGGGCATTTAAGATGACACTTCCTTATGCACTTAGACATGGAGATCAAACATATACAGATGTTTATGTTGCTACAAATGGTTTGATATCTTTTGGTACCCCGCAAGGTTGGGGTGGTAATGCTCCAGCAGTTTATATTAATTTTCGTGACTGGTGGAATGTTGACTCAGATACATATGTTAGATATTCAACAACCATTAATAGCCTTTTAGTTGAGTGGAACGTTGTTCCATTTGCAACAAGATCATCAAATACATCAAAAACATATATGACATTTAACGCTGATGTAAACCCATTAGATGGTTCTTGGAAAGCAGATGTTTCTTCTGTTGGTATGAATGGAAACAACCATAATAATCCAGTTCAGGTCATTGAGTATGTAAATAATCAAATGCAAAGTATTTCAATACCACTAACATCTGGCACTAACTCTACTAATTTTACAGCACATATTGATAGGACTGGATATACACCTTATACTCCTGCACCAGCAAATACGAACCTTGCAGAGTCCTTGACTATTGCACAAAATAACTTAACTACTGCACAACAAACTTTGACTGCAGCACAAGCAATTTTATCTGGTTTGCAATCAAATAAAAATGCATTGCAATCAGAAATTAATGCAGCACAACAGGCATTGCAAACTGCTCAATCTAATTTAAATACAGCCAATCAACAAGTGGTTTACTGGCAAGGCCAAGTTCAAACTGCTAAATCACAATTAGACTCAGCAATCATGCTTGTAACTCAATCAATTGAAGCAATGGGATCAGCCGTAAATTCTGCTGACTCAATTGTAGATGCAACACTTGCTGCAGAAGAATCAGTTAGACAAGCAGCAGCAAGAGCAGAAGCCGAAAGACAAGCAGCAATTGCATCAGAGAATGCCAGGGCAGCAGAAGCAGCATCAGCAACTGCTGCACAAGAGGCAGAGGCTGCACAAGCAGCAGCAGAGAAGGCTGAGGCAGATCGTGTAGAAGCAGAAGAGGCAGCAGCCCAAGCGGAAGCAGAAGCACAGCAAGCAGAAGAAGATAGAATTGCTGCAGAAGAAGCAGCAGCCATAGCAGAGGCAGAAGCAGAAGCCCAGCAAGAAGCAGAAGCCAAGGCAGAGGCTCAAAGATTAGAAGCAGAAGCAGAAGAAGCACGACAGGCTGAAGAAAATGCAAAGGCAGAAGCAGAGGCTGCAGAAGCAGAGGCAGAGGCTGCTAGACAGGCAGAAGAAGATGCTAAAGCAGAAGCCGAAGCAAAAGAAAAAGAATTAGAAGAAGCAAAGGCTGAAGAAGAAAAAGCACTAGCCGAAGAAGAGAAGTTAGAGAAGATTCTTGAAGAAGTAAAAGATGGAAAAAAATTAACTGAAGAACAAAAAGAAGTTCTTGTTGAAGCGCTAATTGAAAATCTTAAGCCTGGAGAATCATTGTCAGCAGCAGAAGTTAAAGCATCTGGAGTTTCATATGCAGACCTTCCACCAGAAACACCAGTAGCAGTTAGAACTTCTGAGTCTGGAGAGGTATTAGTTATTACTGCAGAAGTAGCAGCAAATGTAGAACTTGTTCAAGACCCAGGGGCATTGTTGCAA